CGCAATCTTCTTTCGTTAAGAACTCTTTCCCGTCATTTGCAATGTAAATAGTCTTGGTAATTTCTTTTGTTTCCATGCTGTTTTTTATTAAAGCCCCGAAGCGTATTCTCCGGGGCACAACCATTATTTACTAACCCTTGCCATTTATGTGTGGCTCACATTTATGAGGGGCGTAGGGGAATCGAACCCACCAAACCATAATTGGGCAGTGCCAGCAATCATGATTAACTTGCCGATTGAAGCTTCATAAATCAACAAGCCCTTACAACGTATATTGTGCACTTATCCATAATAAGGAACACAGCCAGTGCTTACGCCCCATGTTCGCCCGCCATATCTTCACAGACCGGACAGGCAGGTTAACAAAGTTATTCCATATAAGCCATTGAAAACTCTTTCGGAATAAACCGCCCGACCGGGATAGGTTTGGCTGATTCAATGGCTGTATGTATTTCCCTCTTTCTGAACTCATGTCCCTTTTCTTTGGCTTGTTTCTCACATTCTTCCTCTTTGTTTTTGAGATAGTGGGTAATAAGCATCATTGCTCTGTCAACGTTGAAGGTGTTCACGACAAAAGTCTGAACTCTCTCGTCTTCATTCTCCCCATCCGTGAATGTGATTTTCGTCTCAATCTGATAGAATTTCTTTTCATTGGGCTTGGAATCTCCCTCTTCTTCATCTTCTTCCGTTACAGAATCATTTAAAAGGAATGTATCTTTTAATTCTTCGAGGGTGGCATCATCTACCTTGCGTTCTTTCAAATTATCAGTAAGAATCACGCAAGAATCGAACTCCTTGAGCATTGTCAAGGTGAATCCGAACATATAGTTTAGTTCGATGTAATCTTTCAAGATACTACAAGAATTCTCCAATCCGGTGGCATACAGCAGGAACTTATGTTTCTTGTCCCCTATTTGTGCCTGTGCAAGATAGGGATATAAGAATTTGTTCTCGTTCTCGAATGCCAAGCGGTTCTGGTTGCTGACTTCCACTTCCTTAATGCCGTCAGCTTCCATACTGAAACGAATTTTCGCCAAAGTGTCTTGGTCTATCAGCGTGCCACGGTCAAAAAGAATTTCATTCCGTTCGATGGTCACTGTTTCACCTGTATCTTCATCAATGAAAGACTCCTCTCATGTTTTGAGGACACGTTTTGCAAGGTACATGTTGAGCATCTTTTTCGGGTCAGATGTCACATACCTGATTTCTGTTTTTCTTGTTTCTATCATAACTAAATAAATTCTTGATTTCTTTGTATTTCCTGCTGGGCGTATATCAGCATTTGATGTTCATTTGCAGCCGGCAGATAGATACCTGCCACTGATGCACTCCAGTTACGAAAACGGTCAATACTCAAAGTCATTTCACCTGTTGTCAGCTCGGCAGAACTTCTTAAGTAAGTTACTTCCTTACCTTTCTTGTTGACCGTCTTTCTCTCAAACAAATCACGGTTGCAAGTCCTCTTATAAAAATCAATTTTTGCTTCGTCGAGACTGCAACCGTACTCACTACCGAAATACCCTAAAAGAAGATGCAAGTAGCTGTTTTGGGCAAGCGTGCGGTTAGGTAGTTTCTTTTTCACTTCCACCACCGCACGTTCACTAAACAGCTTGTTTACATACTCCTTGAACTTGGGTATTTGATATTCATTCTTCAAGTCGAACAACATACGCTAAAAAGGTAAACCGTCCTTTACATTGCCATTAGCATCAACCGGAGGCGGGAAATTCTGTGGCTGTTGCTGATAGGTCGACTGTGGCGCTGGCTGTTGTACCGATGTTGTTTGTTGGGATTGCGATACACCACCACGCGCATCTATTTTGTAGCACCGGATAGATGCCATACGTTTGAGTTCTCCGTCCTGATTCGTCCAAGAACGCCCTTGTAAGACAAACGATACAGTAACAACATCACCCTGATTAAAGCGGTCAAGTTCTGCACACTTATCGCCTGAAAACTCTAAGGGAATAACATTCTCATACTCGCTACGCTCTCCCGTATAAGGGTCGTAAGTGGTAGCATCTAAAATGAACTCCCGTTTTGTAAACGAGGAACCACCGTTTTTGGATGGTATTTGAACAGTTTGTCCGATTTCGGTTATCCGTCCGGTTATTTGATTTGCCATAACCTAATATTACTGGTTCTTTTTATTACATATTGCAATCTCCACACATATCCACAAGGGAATCAAATTCTTCTCGTGAGTATTCAAATCCATTGATTACGATTACCTCGTTACCATTTTCGCCAAAATAAACTCCATCATTCATTTCCAAAGATTTTAGTGTCAGTTATCAATTTTCTGTTTTCTTCCAAGAACCGGACAAACTCTTCACAATGGTTAGTGAGGATTGGTATATCACGTTCAGGATTGAAAACGTATGTTTCTGTATAGGTATCTATCACATAACCGCCTTTGTTGAACTCTACAATGTTGTACTCAAATGTCCGCACATCCGAACCGTTCTTCATCAAAGCGTATGGATAAACCAAATGTTGGTGGTGGTCTTTGAACTTCCCTACGGTATAGCTTCCGGTTGTTTTGATGTCGTGGACGCTGGCCGGCATCAGCTCGTCAATTACCCCATAAACCAAAACATTGCCGTATGCGGTTGGAAGAATCGCTTCTACTCTTTGTTGGGTTAATGCTCCTTTGAAGTAACCGGAAAACTCTCGGCAAAGTGAGATTGGGAAAGTAAAAACACGATTATTATAGGTAGCTTTCAAACCTATAACCTCGTTGGTCTGAACCTCATCGTAATACAAAGGTTTACCTGTTTCATCACAAGCTCCTTCGCGTATTACCTTATATACCTTTTCAACCTGCACAGTTTCGGATTTCCGATTTTCAATCATACAGTCAATAACCTCATTAAAGGCTGTTCCCTTGTCTGCCGCTTCACTATCAAACGGTTTGCGGTTAATACGGTCTATCAGTTCTTGAAACTGCTTCTGCCGAAACTCGTCTTCCGTACATGGTGGATTCTCACTCCACCCATAATAACGCTCATATATGACATCGCTATTAAGGTAATTGAAGTAAGAATCCAATAATGTTGCATATATACGATAATTAGGCTGCATCTGAGTAGATTTTAGTTTCCTTATTGAATATCAGTCCCAAAGCCTTTACCTTTGCAGCAAACAAACTTCTCGCCATCACCAAAGAACTACCAACGTGTTCAAACTCATTAATATGAGAGGCGAACTCATTAGCGGACTTGGCATCAGTTATAAATTCGATACTTTCTTTGATTTCCTCTATCACCTTATCATACTTTTCCTGTGCCTCTTTCTTGGCTGCAAGCATACCCAAATACGAATTGATTATCTTGGCAGTGATAAAGTCGTTCTTTGCGGTTGGATTACCATTCTTGTCAAGGATGGTAGGAACCTCCATTACTGAAGGAAGATTGCAAGTATTCTTACCGTCATTTCTTGAAGTTGGGTCAAAAGTGATGGTACGTCTTTGGACGCCTCTTTCGCTTTTCATTTCAAGATAACCGAGCAAATCCAGTTCGGTAACGATAGAGTTGTAGGATTTTTCACGCAAGGCAGGGATAAACACCGTATCATCACCTTCTTTTCTTGTGTCGCGATGGGCAACGAAAATGATGTGCTTGTTAAGCCCCGAAAGTGTTCGTGTCATCCATGAAAATTCGGCATTGATACCGCTCCAATCCTTGATAGACGGTTGGCGGCTACCACATTTATAAGTAATGATGAAATCCATCATCTTACCGATTGTATCAACTGCAATGGTCTGATAAGCAGACAAATCCTCCTGCAAGACCTGTTGAACATCACTCCATGAAGTGACCTGTACAGTATCTATGTTTTCCAAATGCGCCATATTCATACGCTTAACACCATTATCGAAATCCAATAATAACGGTTTCGGTGCGCTCAATGCCACTGTTGATTTTCCCATACCAGCCTGTCCGTAAATCATCATCTTTACAGTGGTAGGGATTACTAATTCATTTGATTTTTTTATAAGACTCATAATCGTAAATATTTAAAAGGTTAATCCAATTGTATCTCTCGCCATTATTCCGCTGACATTCGCCAGCGACAAGGCTTGTTTGATTTCTGTTTTTGAATAATAAAGGGGGGAATTTCGGCTTTCTCCTTTTCTGATAGGCTTTATCAGTTCTTTATTCACAAGTACATTGAACCGCTTCCAGTCTATTCGCATCATCCTTAGCCATTTCTTTACATCCCTCAATCGGATAAGGTCTTGTGCTGGCTCATATGCCTTGACCGCCTCCATATAACCAACCTGATAACTGTCTATCATAATGGATTGGATTTCTTCTATATTCATTCCGCCCTCCTTATTATTTCAATCCGTTCTACTCTTAATTCTCTTCCTCTTCTCATTTCGCTCTGTTCGTGATAAAGCGATAGAGAAAATATACATAGCAAACTATAAGCTACAGACATACGAACTGTTGGTGAAAAATCCATTGTAAGTTTCACACCGGCTATCCGTTCGTAAAGCATGGTAGCAAGCTCTCTCCCATTCCGTACATGCAATATATCAAAAGCCTTTTGCAACTGGTTGTTAATTGTGCTAACCGCCCGACATTTGATATTGGCAATTTCCTTTTTCTCATACCCCTGCGCATACATCCGTGCTGTAACCTCGCATTCAGGGGTGAGTTCTGTAAATACCCGTTCCATAATCGTGTGAGCTAATGATTATTTCAGTCGTATAAGCGAAGAAAAACCTGGGCAGTCTGTTTTTGATACCCTATACATAATGTCAAGTTTTCCTTTCAACTTCTTCGTGAGCCGTGCTTCTTTGTTTCTTCGGGCAGCTTCCATTTTTATCCCAGTGTGCCGAGAGTCTTCAAAGGGGATTCGATATATATCCCCAACCTTTATACTATCAAATAACTTAGTTGTCTGATAGTTCTCATCTACTTTAATTTCCTTTATCATACGCTTTAATTTTGAAAAAAATAGTGGTGATAGCAGGATTTGAACCTGCATAAATTGCTAAGTTTATTGCCGAGCAACGCGTTTCCTATTCCGCCATATCACCGGAAAAAGGTGCGCTATCTTCACAGACGGTACACCCAGTACAAACACAAAATAAAACACGACAAAACAATTTTAACCACCCGTACAAGGGTAAAGGGGTAGCTTGTACTCAGCATCCCTCACGGCTTTTAGTACGGTATAGCACTGACCTTTTCTGTGGTTGTTGCGCCCCCGATACCTTCTACGGATTCTACCACGTATCGAGACGTGAAGGGCTTACATTTAGACCTTTCAGCGATACGGACACCTGCCCCGCATACTTGACACCGTAAAGATGATTTTCGGTGCTGAAAGTAAAGTTCATTTCAAATCAATATAGCCTACTACCAGTCACCGCATCCCTGCTATGGCAGCTTCTATATTTCGTTATCTTGGTTAATCTTGTACGGCTTATGAATTACACCGCAAAGGTTTTCACATACTTGTCAAAGAACTAATCAATAGTGCCCTACCCGATTCTCGCTATCAGTTGCCGTTCAATCCGTCAATAGGGCTGTCGTGCGTGATATAATCGTGTGATTAATCATCATAAAAGAACTTCTCGCCCGGCTTTCTGAAAAGCCAGTAGCTTGCATACAAGCAGCCTAATACTATCAATGCCTCTATCATACTGCCATTCTATCAAGTTGAAACTCTATATAATCAATCTCTTCTTGAATAACCTCTAAGGCTTCTTCTTTCGTATCGGTGTTGCAGAAAACGCATGCCTCTGCATCAGACATTTTATCCACCTCTTCAAGTTCTTCACAAGCCTTATCTAAAGCCTTTTCAAAGGCATAAGCTTCTATACTATCACATACTCTATAGTTTCTCATATCAGGCAATTTTTAAAAGGTTAGCTTTCTTGTAGCATCTGAACTCTTGGCGTTCTGTGTCGAAATAGGTCTGGACTGTATCGTTCTTCTTTCTGTTGTCAGTACCAGTGATGGTAGGCATCAGCTTTTCATTTAGTGTACCGTAGGCTTCTCTTACAGAACCATCCACCTTTTGAAAGTAGAATTTCACAATCTTGCTTTTCATCTGCAATTTCAATTTCATGTTAACCCAAGCGCACTTTAATGCTTCTGACATCGTGAAACCGTTCTTGCGAACGAACTGCCATGCAAGACTCATAACTTCGTGTAAAAAATTCTTCGTGCTCATAATCGTGTGATTTAATATGTTTATACTATTGCACCTTATTTGTAAGTTGCGTATCTTTGTATCGTTATCGTGATGCAAAGATACTGATTTATTTTCAGTACAAAATAATTTTACTGATTATATTTCAGTAATAAATATTATTTAACTATTAGGGTAGTTTATACTTTATTATAATATGAAGAAAGAAAAATGGGCTTTAGGATTGAGTATTGTGGCAATGACAATTGCTATTATAGCGACCTGCATAGCCGCATATAGGACTCCCGAGTTAGGATTTGATTACCAAGGAGTGATAGTAGGAATATTGTCATTATTGGTTACTGTATTGATAGGATGGAATATATACACATTCATCGATATAAAAGGTACAAGTCAAAAAATTGATAAGTTTAGAGCTGAATTTGAAGGAAAAATAAAGAAGTCGAGTTTAGAAACACAATTTGATGTAAAAAAGGAAATGATGAGAGTTGTTCCAATTCTCATTGCCCGACAACATGGAGATTTAATAAGCTCTTTACAGTTTATGTTTAAAGCATTTCATGAAAATAAAGACGATGGAGGCTTTGCCAAGATGTTGGCAAGAGAATATATTTTGCAGACTATTATGGCTTTGATAAATAATGAAAATAAAAACCTAATAAGCCATCTCATAAACGACATGAAGGGCACTCTTAAGGTTGAGGAGATAGAAGATTTTCTACATGAATTTCTGAGCTATAGCGAAGAAGAAAAGCATCAACGTTATGCTGGGATGCAGAATGTACTCCTTGAATTATTGAAAGCGCAATCCTAATATCCTCTTTAGGAGTACCAAATTTCATTAATAGCTCAAGTAATGTAATAACTGTTATTTTACTGATGTCATTAGGAATCAATTTTGCAAGTTCATTATTCATATCAATAAAACAAAAGCGACCAACCCCAAAGTTGCGGTTTGAGGAAGTCGCCTATATAGTCCCTTACGGGAACAGTTAAACAATTTAATCAAAATCATCCGCAACTTGATTTCGATGCAAATATACTGATTTTATTTCAGTAAAACAATTAAGAGTTATGAATACACGAGAAAGATTGAAATTATTTCTTGCTTCTATCAATATAAGTGAAGGGTCTTTTGAGAAAGCAACTGGATTAGCTAAAGGATTCGTCAGTAAAGTCGGAGATAGCATTAGAACATCATCGCTCGAAAAAATTAAATCTGTTTATCCTAGTCTTAATACCTCTTGGCTTCTTACTGGAGACGGAGACATGCTTATTAACAACAATTTTCCAAAAGAAGATATTCTCACTCAACCAGAGCAAACGTCCGCCGATGCAACATATAAACTCATTCCTGTTATTCATATTGATAGCGTAGGAGGAATGCACTCGAATAACGAAATCGAAGGAGAGCCACAATACATTGAAGGGTACGTTCCTTTTGTAAATGCAAAGGATGAAGATAGGGCTATATATCAATCAGGAGATAGTATGATTCCGACCATACCACCGGGTAGCCTGATGCTAATACGTGAAGTTGCTAATTGGAGAGAGTATTTTGGCTATGGGAATATATTTGTTATTGTGTTAAAAGACGGAAGACGCATAACTAAGGAAGTGGCAAGATATGAAGAAAATCCAAAGGAATATATTTGGTGCATATCCCATAACGAGAAAGTCGCAGACGAAGAACTGCCTAAAAACATGATTGTTTCCGTATGGAAAGTAGTAAAAGTGTTGACTGATAAAGGATGGTGATACTATGAAATTCAATCAATACACATGGAACTTGTATAAACAGACCGTAATCGGAATAGAGATGATAAAATACTTTTCCGATGCAAGAGGGTATGCCTTATTCAAAGATTATTGTCTGCATGCTAATTTCATACCGGAAGATTTATACAACGACTGGTTGGAGAATATATATTGCTACAGTGTATCAGATTATGACCACCCTACATCATTGGAAGAAGCAAAAGGTTTATACATTTCACTTATCACATTAGGTATAAGGGTAGAAGAGCAACAATGGCTTCCTGCTAACGACTTCAAGAATATGCTTGAGATTATCCAGCCGATGTCCTATGTCTTATCACAGTTCGCCCCCGAATATTTCTTTCCATATCTATTTCTTTGCCGTATCTTCGAACTGAATAAAATAGCGGACTTTTTTAACATAGACCTCCCCAATATCCCCAAAAGAACTGATTACAAAGGAAGGTGTATGTATTATTGGGAACTTTGTGAGGTGCTTTATCTATTCAGGAAAGAAAATGGGCTATCTCCAGCAGAGCTATGGTCTTTCCTATACGACTTCGCCCCCAATAATCTTCCAAGCAAGAAAATAGACATACCCAAGCCGTCACAAGTATGGCTCATTGGTGGCAGATTATGCCAAGAAGATAAATCCTTAGAATCAAAATTCTGGCAATCAAGTCCTGATACGAAGAAAGGGGATATTCTTGTTCATTACGAAACGTCTCCAATCAGCGCAGTCACTTGCATAGAAATATCGCTTACAGATGGTGTAATAGACCCTCTATTCCGATATTATGGGTGTATCTATATTGGCAATAGAATAGCTATTCCTCACATCACATTAAAAGAGTTTCGGGAAGATGAATACTTCTCCAGCCACCCGCTCATAAGAAAGAACTTTCAAGGAGTTAACGGATGGTCAATGAGTAGCGAAGATTATTCAGAACTCCTACGAATGATAAAGGCAAAAGGATTTGATATAGATACCCTACCAAAGCTATATACTCCTACACGACCCAAGAATGTAAGTATAGAAAAAGAAAGAGATGTGGAACTACAACTACTGGAACCATTGCTTAACTCTATGGGATGGTATGAGAACAAAGACTTCATTCGTCAATTACCAATACATGCAGGACGTGGACACCGGATATTTCCCGACTATGCTCTGCATTACGATAATAAGCCAGACGAAGAAAAAGCAAAGGTTTTAATCGAGGCAAAACTCTACATGAAAAATAACCAGGAAATAGAAGAAGCATTTTTGCAAGCTCGCTCATATGCTTGCCTCCTTGAATCGACTGTAATAATCCTTTGTGACAAACGGTGTCTAATCGTTTATGAGAAAAAAGACAGCTTTGACCGAGATAGATACAAAAAATACTATTGGGGAGAACTTAAAAACACCGACATTTTCAACGAATTAAAGAACAAACTAAATATCTAAGATTATGAAGAAAATTTTATTTCTAATGGCAATGCTGCCAATGTTTGGTTTCGCACAAAATAAGTATTTCAATGCTGATGGAATCAATAAATTAAAAAGTATGGTAAGCCTTGCAAAATTACAGGCATCAACTTCATCAACCCAGATGGTTGCTGAAGCCCAACAACAATTTCTGAATAAAATAGATACTGCTCAAAACATAAATCCGGTATTAAAAGCTAACAAAGAATACATATCCGATTTATATTCCGAAATGTATCAAGGAAGCGGAAAAAATGATTTCAGTTTTGCCAATTCATCATGGAATCCAGAAATCCTTGTATACAATACAGGAAATATCTTACTTTTCAATACTTTAATATATTCATCTGTATTCAATAATAGAGTATTAGATAAAAGACAAAGAGCTAAACGTATAGTAGAAGATGTTTCTAATCTGATTTATCAGCGAATATCAAGCAAGATAACTACTAAAATACCTTATATAGGACTATGTGTTTCCTATTGTGATAAAAATTTTGGAGAAAAATATGAGTCTGCAAAAGCTGATTGTATCATCGTAGTAGCACCATCTTCTGCAATAAGGGCTTATGGAAATTGCCAAATCTCAGAAGATGAGTTTTGCAAAAAGTGCGATTACTATTTGAGTGATAAGGATGAATTTATGGGATTAAGAAAAATTGATTTAAAAATATATGATTGACTTTTTAACTATCATACTCCTAATATTCGGAGTACTGCAAATCATCCTCTTCTTCAAAGTATGGGGAATGACCAATGACATCAAAGAGATAAGAAACAAGTATCTCAAAGACGAGGACGAGAAACGGAGACAAGAAGCGGAACACGACCCATCTCCGAAAATCAGCGGTGGGTCTAAACCAACAATGTGATGATTTTATAAATTGTTTACCCATTGTTTACCCAAACAAGAACAAAACATAAAACAATAAAATGATTATCAACATAATACCCAACACAATTCCTTAGATTGTGGTTCTGAATGTCGAGGGTTCGAGTCCCTTCAGTCACCCAAGAAAAAGAGGAATTTCAGTGATGATTTTCCTCTTTTTTTATTATATACCCCCTTTACCGGGACTCAGGGTTCAGTTCGAAAAACTGGGTCAACGTAACAATCTGAGGGATTTTATATTTAAGCATATAATTTAGCAAGTCTATATAAGAAAAAAGCTCTATC